TCAATAACTATATCACCTCTAACAATCTCGAGTTTATTCAAAAACTCATTAGAAACTCCTGTTTCTGATTGTAATTTCTTTTTTAAATACTCGTCACTATCTTCTTTGATAACTTCTATTACCATTCGACCTAAAAATGGTTCAATTACGTCTATCATTGAGAACTTTCCTCATCGTTGTTTACATTTTCTATCATATCAACTATAAAATTAAGTCCATTTATATAACCTATAGCTTGACAATACTCTCTTTCAAGCGCAGGACTGACAACTAAAGCTCCGTCAGTAATTTCGTCTTTGGATTTATTTATCTCTTCTTTAATATCTTTTAAAATTCTTTGAGTTGTTTCAAGATATTTCCATAATACTTCATCAGACATTGTTATTTCCTGAATTATTGTCTTTATGTACTTTTATTCTATCTGTAGTAGCTCGAAAAGCCTCAATTTGAGCTAACGATTGTTTAACACTAGAGTCAATTTGACTTGATTTAACATCTGAAGCTGTTTTTAATAATTTACCCTGAGATTCAGTTTCTTTTCTATCTAATTCTCTTTCTTTTAATTGTAATTTTAATTTATTAGTAATTTCTTTTTCGGCTTTTAACTGAGCATTTAATTCATCCATTTGAATTTGATGATCTAATGCTTTACTATCAAGTTGTACTTTTAACATTTTTGGATCTGGTTGTTGAGATTGTTTGGGTATTAAGAATGACTGAGGATCCGGTAATTGTAAATCAGTCATGATACTTAAAATCAATGCTTCAATGTTTAAAGATGAAGGAGCATTTTGTAATAATTGATATTTTGCTTGAATCATTGCATATTTATGAGCTTCAGAACTTTGAGTAGGATCTGCAACCGGAACAATATCTAAACTTTCTTCATCAAAATCTTCTTTAAAGACAGCTAAATTTGTATCTTGAAATTTAGCATAAGTTACTTCATCTGCATGAATTGCATGAATATGAAACCATAATTTAAATTCTTTTTTAAGAGAAATATATAATTTTTGAACAATAGGTTTAAAGGCTCGTGTTCCTTGTTCTACCATAGCTAACATACTGGTAGCAGGAACGTTTTGCATTTCAGCATCTCCTACTAATACATCAGTTATAAATCCATTTTCTTTACCTGAGGCGATTAACAGATTTAATAATCCAAGCAACACTTGAGATGGTTCTTTAAACGGTAAAGGAATAATATGTTTATTAGGATCAATATTAGGATTTATATCTAATACTTGAAATTGGCCCATTTTAAATTGTAAATTTCTTTCTTTAGTTTTAAAAGCTTTAGTTACAAAACCACCTTGTTGGTTTGCCAACGTTCCAGAATCTAATAATTGTCTAACCACCGAAGTAATAGCTTTATTTTGATGTAACAGTAAATAATTTAAACCTATAGAATAAAATTTACCTTGAGGATCGTCCATACAATGGAAATCTACAATATCAATTCTGGGTTTTATATAACGAATTTCACCATCTTCAGGATTAACGTCTATATCAGCATATTCATAAGCCGGAACAATACATGCAGTTTTTACAGAGGTTTTATGGACATATACTTTATATGGTTCAGCATATCCATCTTCGTCTAAGTCTAAATAACATAATTGACATAAAAATTCATGAACTGGCATCAATTCTCTTGAATCGTTTTTTTGACCGTCATTAGTTCCAGATTCTAAATTTTCTAAATTCAAATCGAGAAAATAACCTGATCGTTGATATGACACCATGTCATTTTTAGTTAAATAATGACGAATAGTTATTCTAGGAGCTTTTTCTAAACAACTTATATTATGATTTATAATAACATCTTCAGGAGCTATTAAATCTGAACAGTTCTTCTTAGTGATAGGATCATAATACACTTGTCTAAAAGCTGTTCCCCATGAAGCTACGATATGACATAGTTTATGAGTATCTTTTAACCATGTATCAGATTCAATTAATTTTTCGTAATTTAAAAATGAACTTACTCGACTAGCTTTTTCTTTCTTTTTATATAATCCAGGAATTGGTTGTCCTGTTTGTGGATCAACAATGGGTTCGTCTTTTCCTAAAATAGTACAATCGCCTACTTTATCATTTCTTGTTATATGTTGGACTAATCTAGATGCTAATTGAATTGTAGCGGGCGCTAATAATGGATATATAACTTTTGCAGAATCGACAAACGGAAAATCTCGTCTTTCGTTAGGATTCTCGCAATGTTTAATTATTTTCATCGCTTCTAAATTTGTATTTAGCCAATCTTCTCTAGAATCTTGATCAATATTATAACCTAAAATTACGTCATCCGCTATTTTATGAAGCTGATCATCATCTAATAACTCTGCTATATTTGGTGTATTTAAAAATTTTAATAATTTATCAATAGCTGGCATTATTAATATCCGGTTAAGTTATCTCTATTTGATTTTACAACACGTTCAATGCGTCTTTCTTCAGATTCAAAATCATGTTTTGATTTTGCAACCCAATCAAACAATGACGTTATGTATTTTAAAGCATCCATTAAATGATCTGCTTGATTTTTGGCTGGTTTATTTGGATCTTTAGAATCATATCTATAAATTCTAAGTTCATTTAATGTATTTTGTAAAGTAGAAAAAATTTTTAATTTACCGGTCTCAAATAAACCTAAAACACGAGCTATACCGGCTTCTATTGCATTTTCTCCTTCGGTTAAATCTAATCCTAAAGATCTATAAATATCTATTAACATTCTTCCATCGGCATTTCGACCTCCGCCTGATGGATCGCATATTCCTGGTATCCACGAACCTTTGGCTTTTATACTTTCAGCGTGAATTAGAGGTAATTCTTCTCCTCTATAATATTCTGAATAAATATATAGTTCGTCCGTCGAAGGATCTTTAGCTCCCCAAAGTACTGCAGTCTTATGCCAACCAAAATCCATTGCGAAACATCTTGGCCAATAGTCTGGAATCATAAAAGGTTTTACAGTAATTAAATCTTCATCAACTGGATAAATTCTTCCTGATCCTAATGTAGGAATACCTTTTCTTCTCGCATCTCGTTCATGTTTTGGAATTTGATTAATCATAGTTTCCTGATCTTCTTTTGAAAGATGAGGAACTTGACTCCATTCTACCCGACAAATATATTGATCGGGGTTTTCTATGGGACTACCCGTGGAGGGAAATTGTCCATTAGGTAAAAATTTTAAAACTACTTCACTTAACCCTTTTAAAGGAGTAAATGCTAACATAGCGATTCCAGGTTCTTTAGATTTACCTATACCCATTAATCGCATCAAACATTCTGTATAGATATCTTCTCTGGGTTCTTCATCAAACAGAATTACATCTACTTTTGCTGCTTGAAACTGTTCTCGTTGCATTTCGTTAGTTTTAACAATTAGAGAAACAGTATGTCCTGACATATGTTTAATAATAGCTGAACCGATTGCTCCCGGTGTACCTGGCATTGCATAATAATCGACAATACCGCAACCATTATTCTTTTCAGCTAATGGAAGAAGGCCTGTTCCTATTTCTTCTCCAGCTTCTCCAAATAATAAGCGTTGAGCAGAATCTCTAAATAATGCTCCAGATTCTCCAATAATCCAAACTGTAGTAGGTTTTTTAAATTTCTTTCCTTCCCACCAATCTGGATACATTCCGGTTAAATGAAAACATAGTTCAACTAAAGTTGTAAAACTTTTACCCGAACGATTGCCGCCCATATAAACTCTGAATCTATGATCTTTTCCTTTTTTCATAAATTCCATAGCCGGTCCATATAAATCTCTTCTTAATGGACCCTTATCCGGAAATACTAATTTTAATTTATTATACTTATTATATTCAGATAAAGCTTGAAGTGATTCAGCTATTTCTGCAAGTTCTAGATCAGTTTTATTATTCAGATTGGTCAGATTCATCGGTAACCTGCGGCGTTACATCAATTATATCTAATTCTTGTAATTTATTTTTAATAAACTCCAATCGTTCATCTCTAGTTTGAGTATTTAAAACATTCATATTTTGTATATTAATATTCGTTTGTGAATCGGAATTTTTATTCCATCCAAACTTCCTATTCATAAACGCTATCCAATAATTAAATGCTTTATTGTCCTGGTTGGACATTAACTCCATTCCTTTCTGTTCCCACCATACTTCACAAAGAGCTAGTCCTTTTTCATGGGCTTCTTTAAGTTCTGGTTTTTCTTTAAGCCAAGTATAAAATGTTTCTTTGCTTATATTCCATCTAGCATATATCCAACTATCTTTGGCTCCATTAGACATCATATCTAACATTTCATTGGGCATTTCTTCACGATAAACAGTGGGACGTGCCATATTATTTTCCATTATTTTTGAACCGGAACTTTACCTGGAGATTCTTCTCGCCGTTGTTTTTTCGGATTCATTCCATCTTTAGCCATTTTATCGACCTCTTTTAAAATATAATTCAAATAATCTTTTAATACTATCTTTAATCTCTGTCATATCTTCTTTGACTGGATCTAATTTATCTGATAGCATCTGTCGTACCTGTGTTTCTGTAACGACAGAATTTAAATCCTGTTCTAATTTTTCTATGCGTGACATGATACTCCTCACAAAAAACGCTCCTATGCCTGCTAGTATAGGTATAACTATAGAGGCTATAGTAATGAACATTTCCATATTATACCAACTTTTTAGTTATGAAAGTTTTTAGTACGGATCCTATATTTAATTGTGTCATAATCTTTTCAATAGTTCTGCATGGAATATAACCCATTACACCTACTTTTAAAAGATCTAAAACTTCTTGCATCATGGGAGAAAGAGGTTTGTCAAAATTAGGAGGGACGTAACCAAAAAACCAAGATCCAATTATTACCATTAAAAGGACCATTAATACAGGTCTCCAGGTTCTTTCTAACCAAGAACCTTGAGTCAATATTTGAGAAATAGCATTTGCAGAAGCAGTTACACTTGCAGCATCCGCATCATTTAATTTATTAACTGATTCTAAAGCTGATTGAATTGTTTTTGCTTGTTCGCCCTTAAATCCAAATAGGCCTGTGAAGAAAGAAGAAACACCACTGATAAGCAAAGTTAAGAAAGGCATCTGATTAATTCTTATAATTATACCGTTGACATTGCCAGTATATGTGTTAATATAACTAAAATACTAGCTTATTAGAATAAGAGGGTTTATGACCTAGTGACCCAATACACCGTGATTAGATATTTTCCCGTCTTTATTCAGTATCGTCTCTTAATCATATTCGGGGTGCGGCTGTTGACGTTATCTCTGTATTAAGTTCTTAGTCGGCGCAGATGCGGGACTTTAACTGCCGTGAATGTCTATTCTTTCATTGCTTCAATAGCAACTCTTACTTTCTCTATCTTATCCTTGATAATTGGAACAACTTTAATCGCTACTCCAACTCCTGCGGCAAATCCTATTGAAAATACTCCTAACATTAATAACATAATAACTCCCTAAAAATAAGAGCAGTCAGGCCTGCTCAGTCCCCTACTTTCGTATTATGAATTTTTTGGTATCAGGTTGTAGGCACCTTGTTCTGCATTGCACAGAAAGACTCTGTATTATATATTCTAATAGATCAGAGTCTGTAAAGCTAATTTAACTGTTTACCACAGTCTAGACATAGTATTAAACCATCATCAGTTGAAAATTCAATCCATGTTCCATCAACTACAGCATTTAAAATTTCTTCATGTTTTAGATTATTAAATAACTTAAATTGAATATCTTTATGGCTACAGTTCATTTAATATTACCTAGTAGTATAAATAAAAAAGGAACATCCTGTCGCCGTGTTCCTGTAGCGTATAGCTTCTAGTCCATGACTATTTCATTCTGACAATTACTGCTATATAGTATATTTTAAATAAATTTGTACTTACTTATATAGTATAATAGACAAATCAATATTTGTCAAGTATTTTATAAATATAATTTATTAGTTTTATTTAACTTTCTTTTACGGTTTTAAACCAACCGGATCCTTTTAATTTAAAAGAACTTAAAGATATTATTTTTTTCAAAGAGTTAGGATCATTACAGCTAGGACATATATGATTATGTTCCTCAGTAGAATTTTCAAATAATTCAAGCAGATGGGAACATTGTGTACATTTATATTCGTATATTGGCATTTTAAAATCTCTAAAGTAATTCTAATACTATTCCTTCAAAATAATTTACGGTATTATAATTATTTGGCGAGGCTATAGAATTAGTTATATATGCTTGACCGTTTATGCAAGGAACAGCCCATACTCTATCGCCACAATCTAATTTTATTTTCCGAGTTATTCTATTAGATTGATTGTATTTAACATTTTGATTAGAAGGTTGATAAGCTACTGAATCATCTCCAGCTATTTCTCCACCGATTGATCCATCAGGGGGTGGTAATATATTTTTAATAATTAACAATGTGAGGCCGGAATCTTGAGCTGGCCTTTCCCATAGAATATTAGCATGAAATTCTACAATCATAGGACATGACGCTACAAAACAAGAATTTACTGTGTCAAAACAACCAGTTGTATCCCATTCAAGAAGGTCACATTTTAACGGGGTGTGACGTGAATAAGGAATGAATAATTGATGGCCAACTGAATAAGCATGAA